CTTGATTTTCTTGGAAAGTTTCAATAGCCCGGCACTGGTTCTTAAGATAGGCGAACATACTATTAAAATGCCCATTGATTGGCAACTGTTGATTGGTGAAAAAGATGTGGGAGACTTGGAAGTTGTTCCACTCACCAGCATCAATGACAGAGGCTTCAGTGCGTTTGCATTTAATCCTATTAGCAGTTTTAGACCGGAGTTCTTTCCCGTGGACGTGGTCGATATATACCAAGATGTCAAATGGTATTTTCCTAAACTGAAACCGGGACAGTTGCTGGCAGTGCCGTTAGAAACTGGAACAGATAAACCATTGTGTGTTTATTTCATTAAAGATGTCAGTAGACAAAGCGAAGTAGTGAACTATACCAAAGCCTGGTGATTGTAGTATGACTAGTAGAAAAAAATTAATAGTGTGTGGGTGTAGTTTCAGTGCACCAAGTGAATCATTACCTGGTACAAGTTATGCTGAAGTATTGTCAAAAAAACTAGACTGGGATTTAGTACAATTGGCCAGACAGGGATGCAGCAATGGCGGCATACGTATTCAAATCGACGAAGTAATTAGACAACGTCCGGACTTTGCCATCATCGCTCCCACATTCCATGACAGGATGGAAATTCCAGCGTCGTCGGCACCGTTTGTACCGCCTAAAGATGAAAACAAAGGATGGAATAGTGATTTGCAACAGCATTTACAGAATACCAGTTTCGGCAACGGCTACAAAGCAGAAGACGGCATATTAAATGTTAACTATGCAAACAAACATTACAACATGATATGCGAAACTATTTTTAGTTTGGCAGAAAATTACCCCCATCCATATCGTAGCCGCAAACTAGATCTAGATACACAAAATGCAGTGCGCGAATATGTAAACCATTTGTACGACAGCAATTGGAAATTGCAAATGGATACCTGGATCATGCGTGATGGTATTGTGCAAACGTATCTTGCAGGTATTAACTTTATCGTTCTGCCTGACAACTTGTGGAACGTGCACACTGTCAGAGGAATCGTTCCCAGCATTGTACCAGACAAGTATTTGATTACCAACGGTGACCATACTCCGGCACACGCCACATTCCTTTATCCGTTGAAGGATAAAAACAAAGATCCAGGTTATCACGGAGAGCCAGCAAGTCAAGTGTATTTGGCCGATATCTATTATGATATTATCACCAATTGGGAAACAAAATGAAAGCGCTATGTGTAGTCGCCCATCCGGATGATTGCATTATTTTTGCATGGCCATTTATTGAACAACATCTAACATTTGACTGGAGTATCTTATATATGACCTATCGAGAATGCGATGATCGAGCACAAGAAGTCAAAACATTTTGGAACAAACGGAACATACCGGTTGAGTTCTTGGGCCACACTGACGACTACAGAGATATGGAAGCTGGTACATTAAGTTTCGACGAAGGCCCCGCACTGCTGTCTATAATAGATAGGTGCAGTAAGTCTGATATAATTTTGACACATTCGCAAGATGGTGATTATGGGCACATACATCACAAATTTGTACACAATTGTGTAATTGCATCTGGTCAGCCCGCAGTATTTTTTGCTAATGAACAAGATACAACTTTAACTTGTATAAGAGTTGAGCAGTTAGATTTTGCAGAAATTCCACTACATGCTGATGTTGTTAGAGATTTTGAAAATCTCGAAACTGGCAATTACAATGTCAGCAACCAATTGAGGAATTTTATCAGTGGAGAATAAGTTGACCGGTAACCGATTATTTGCCTTCGGAGATAGTTTGACCTATTACAACTACCCCACTTGGGCAGACATTTTGGGATACCATTATCCTTTTTATGAAAATTGGGGCAAAGCCGGATCCGGCAACAGTTTTATTTTATCTTCGGTCATTGAATGCGATAAGAGAAATAATTTTACACCAGAAGATGATATTATAATATCGTGGTCAGCCATTGACAGGATTGATTTTTATCAGCATACCAATTGGAGTGTTAAAATAGGTGCATATCCGCACAACGATCCTTTTTCTTGTTGCCCGGACGGCTACGAACTAATGTCAGCAGTGTACAAGTCTGCTTGTCATGGGTATTTAAAAAATAAAAATCTAAAATTTAAATCTATAGATCCGTTTGGTACAACTCTCAACAGCGATATAGAAAAAATGTTTTCTTCTGAATTTGCAGAAATAGAACAAGTATCTATGGCTGTCAATAAGAAAAAAACAAGCCGCACTGATTTCAACGAATATCAAGATTTTCTAGTAGACCTGTATAAAAAACAAGCAGGTGCCGATTGGCCCACGTTGAATCAAATTCTTAATAGTAAACACGAAATCACTGACCCGGACATTCTTAAAGAAACAGAAGATTTTAAAGAAAGAATTTATTATCATTCGGATTGGGATTTTGATAAACAAATAGTCGATTGGCACCCATTGCCGGCGCAACACATGGATTTTGTAAAAAAGCAGTTTAGAGACTTTAGCATATCAAAAGATTGTGTCGAGTGGGTCAACGAAATTCAAAATCAAATTGATTCAGGAATTTACAAGGGGTTTACTCCATACAAACCAAAAAATAGATTTTAATATGGGAACACTTAAACCAGACATACAATACATATACGAACGAGTAGACGATGTTGTTTACGCAAGAGAATTTGGTGCGTCAGTCAATGAGAGGTTTGTGGTTGGAGATTTGCGGACCGGCAGATCTATGCGCGATCAACTATTGGAAGATAAAATGTGGGATAACATCCGAGAACTTGCTAAAACCAATATCACTTTACAATCAGAACTGGATCGTGTTATAATGTTGTATAACTTACTTAAACAAGAAGACACTACAGATTGGCACCCGGTATAATGGACAAACTATCTATCAATAATGAAATGACACAGTTCGATCGAAAGAATCGAGAGTTCTACGACGAGCTGGATACAGAAGAAAAGAAAAAGTTCAGCACATATCTAATGTTGCGTTACGGCGCCAGTGTGGAGGGAAACGCTGATTTGCAAGAGTGGTATCTACGTGCAACTAACGAACGCATGAACATGCACTTCTTTGATTTGGGCAAGCATCCTAAGCTGCAATGGCTTTTGGCAACAACAGTGAGTCCAGGAATGGGTGTGCAGCGGCATTATTGGCAAGGCGCAAAAAAGAAAGAAGGCAGTAACAGCAAAGCAGTTAAGTTTGTCGCACAACTTTATCCGCATATGAAACAGGATGAAGTTGAGTTGTTAGCCAGCATCAACACTACTAAAGAACTTAAAGAACTGGCCAAGCAGTCGGGCTGGACTGATCAAGACATTAAAAAAGCACTAGGTTAATGTACGCTTGTAAATATTGCGGTAAAGAATATAAAAAAGAAAGCACACTGGCAGCGCATTTGTGCGAGCCAAAACGCAGGCATCAACAGCAAACTGAAACAGGTGTGCAGTTGGGATTCAAGGCATATATTCGGTTCTATGAACTAACACAGGGTAGTGCCAAATTAAAGACTTATGAGGATTTTTCCTCTAGTCCTTATTATATGGCATTTGTTAAATTCGGCAGATACCTTGTGGCGATTCGTTGTATCAATACCAGCAGTTTTATCGACTGGCTTTTAAAGAACAACAAGAAGATTGACTATTGGACCAAAGATGCATTTTACTTGGAATGGATGCGTGAGTATATAAAAAAAGAAAATGTCAAAGATGCGTTAGAACGTGCTCTTAAAGAAATGCAAAATCTGTCAGACGATGATACTAAACTCGACGGAGAGTTTAACAACTATTTTAGACTAGCCAGTGCTAATAGGATTTGCCAACATATCGCCAACGGTAGAATCAGTCCCTGGATTGTATTCAACTGTGCAAGCGGTGTAGAGTTCTTGGAACAGTTAAATGCGGAACAATTAAACACAATTATCGAATGGATCGATCCTGACTACTGGCAAAGAAAGTTCAAGGACTATATGGCAGATACAGAATGGACCAAGCACGTACTGGAGCAAGCAGGATTATGAAGTTTCAATCAGACATTGACATTGACTTTGCAAATAGAGAGCAGATTTTAAATGTGTTGCCCCACACAGCCGCCACAATTATCAAAGAAGGTCGAGCAACAAAGCATAACACAGGCGTATACTTTACAGATATCCCTACTGATCCATTTGCAGGATATTCCAGCATTGACTACAAGCAGGCAGAAGATATTGGCTATGTGAAACTGGACTTTTTGAATGTTAGTTTGTACAATCAAGTCGAATCAGAAGACCATTTAACTGAACTTATGCAACAGGAACCCGATTGGGCTAAGTTGTACGATAGAGAATTCTGTGCGCAGTTAATTCACATAGGCAATCACTACGACACAATGATTAAAATGCCTGAAGCAGTCAACAGTATCGCCAGGATGGCGATGTTTATCAGCGTAATACGTCCTGCTAAGAGACACCTAATAGGACAGCCGTGGAGTGAAGTTGCTAAAACTGTTTGGGAGAAACCAACTGATGACAGCTACTACTTTAAGCATAGTCATGCGATTGCCTACGCTACACTAGTAGCAGTTAATTTAAACTTATTAAATAACTCTGCGAACCAGAGTAATTGATCTGCGCTTACTGCGCTTTTGAGCGTTTTCTTTAAGACTAACAGCAGGTCCGTACTTTAATGATACGTCTTTGCTTATAAATGTTTTTAGTGTGGGTCTGAACTGCGCCCAATCCTGCTTTAAAAATATATTAATGGGAATCATACGGTTGCTTTCCCACCACCAAGTTTCTGCCAAGTTAATAAACAGAATCTTCTGTTGTTCTGTTTTCAACAGTCCATAATCGTAAATAGTAGTAATGTTATCATCCAAATTTTGAATGATTCCTACGTACTCGTTCCCACCATAAGTTAGCAAACTTAGGAAAGGGTATTGGTCTAGTAACAATTTATAATCTATATCCACTAGCTATTTATAACCAAAAATTTACCAGGTTGTAGTTATGGATTCACGCTAAATATACTAATGCAACAGATTAACAGCTATCTCTACGACAATACCGTCAGTGTTATATACGACATTGACCTTTCTGTTGAACAAAGGAATCGTGTAGTGTACACAAGAACAATAAACATTTACAAAGGTATTGATAATTTAGTAAAAATTAAAGTACTAAACAACGACCAGAAGCCGGTTAATGTGACCGGCTATACTTTGACATTTAACATGATAGATGACTACGTTAACGCCAATGCCAATGTGGTGCTGTCTGCCAACGTGACAATCAGTAATGCAAATTTAGGAATAGGCACAGTTACACTTTCTAGCTTGGATTTGACGCAATTAGACAGGGACGTTTACACCTACAATGTAAAAGTCAATAATGGATCTGCCAATATCGCAGCCTATGTGGATGATAATTATGGAGCGGCGGGACAGATATTTGTCAGCAATACAGCGTATCCAACGGGTACGCCAGATTCATTTGATTTAGGACAAGTAGACGACGGAATAACCAGTGCTACATTTAATTTTGGGAACATATAATGAGTAAAATAGTACAATGGAAACGCGGCAATACCAGCGCAACTACGTCATACACTGGCTATGAAGGTGAAATGACAGTCAACACAGAGACTTGGAATCTGCACATACATGATGGCATAACAGCTGGCGGGTACATTATTGTCAGCAACGGCAGCGGCTCATTTAGTTCAATAACTGTTACAAGCAATCTTTCAGTAGGTGGCAATGTGACACTTAGCGCACCAGGAGTGCCTGCAACAGCCAGCGCGTCAGGCACAGCCGGGTCGATTTCATGGGATGGCGATTATGTGTATGTCTGCGTAGCCACTGACACTTGGAAAAGAGCAACCATTTCAACTTGGTAAGATATGATAAATAACATATAATTAGGATTTTAAAAATGGCATCATATACCTTCGTAACAACAACATTTGCCAATGTTACCATATCAAACAGTACACGGGCCAAAGTGGTTTCAAACGCAGCCTGCTATTACAATATCAACGCTAACGCCAGCGTTACAGCCAATGCGGGTCCAATGATTCCTGCCAATAGGCCCACTGATATTAACATGGGCGATATTGGGCAAATATTAAGTGTTGGTCCAGTGAGTGGCGAAAGCGCTGCAATCACGGTGACAGAAATTGGCACAGTGAGTCAGAGCGCACTGAATCAAAACAGCACAACATTTTTGAACACATAATACTATGAAATCACATGAATTTATCAATGACCCAGGTGCAGGCCTGACGTTAGAAGGTCGTATCCTAACAATCAACGGAGCGATCAGTATCAATTGATACCGACAGCAACATAAACTCTAATAGCCAAACTGTTTGATTTATGTCAGACTTTAGTGTAAAATAGCAGTTAATGTTTAATTCTATTCAGGACGCTGTCCTTAATCTATTGCCTCCTAAACGT